AAAAATACTACTGCAACAACATTAGATGGTTCAGCTCCTTGGGAAGTATTTACATCTAATCCAAATACGTTGAGAGTAAATAAAGCAGGTAGAGATGCAAGTGAACCAATATTGGAAGTAGAATAACGGAATTTTAAAATATTTATATTTATAAACAAAGAATAATAAAAATATTATGGGATATTTAAGTAATACCGAATTAACAGTCGATGCTATTCTTACTAAAAAAGGTAGAGAAAAATTAGCAGCAGGACAAGGATTAAACATCACTCAATTTGCTTTAGCAGATGATGAGATTGATTACACACTTTATGAACCAGCTCATCCACTTGGAAGTGCTTACTATGATGCAGCAATTAAAAATATGCCTGTATTAGAAGCAAATCCTGATGAAACACAGGTAATGAAGTATAAGTTAGTAACTCTTCCTAAGAATACAACTCGTATTCCGGTGGTTGAATTTGGTGTTCCTAATGTTTCAGTAAACCAAAGAAGTGGTGAAGTATCACTTTCTCCAACTACATCTCCAGCAGGAAATAGAAGAATGGGCTACACTATTGTGTTGGCTAACAAAAATGCAGGTGATATTGTAGGTGAAGGAGTAACTGCTGATGTAGGTTCAGTACCTGTATTTATTGGTGATGATGTATCAGCAACAGCAGCAGTATCGAAAGGTTTAACTTTCAAATTTATTCCAAACCCATCTTTAACTTCGACTATCAGAACAACTATAACTGTTTATGGTAACGAAACAGGTGGTTCACAAACAATTCCGGTAACCGTAACATACGTTCAATAATTTAAACTATGGCATTAATAAGAGATAATAGAGGACAGCTTTTAGCAAGTAATTTATCCCAATACTTGGCAGGAGCAGCAAGCACCGCAGGAACTCCCGTAGATACTAACGAATTAGTTAGAATTCTAAACCAATTTTTGGGAGAAGGTGAGCAGATTAGTTCTGACTTAACAACTGTAACTAATGGTATTTACAAAAAGTTTGGTGCTATTGATAAAGTAACTAATAGAACTGAAATCGTAACTTCGGGTATTTGGAGTGGTGATACGGGTTCGCTTGATGTAAAGGCAAACTTTACATCTTCTGCTCAAGTTGCATCTACAAGTGGTAAATACTATTTAGATGTATATAATGAATTAACATCATCAGGTACTGCTGAAGTTCAATTCTCAATTGCATATGGAGATGCTAATGGATATGGTGCACCAACGTTGACTCAAAATGATGATTCAACATCGCCAACCAAAGCAACTTATAATCAATACAAAAACGTATTGTTAGATTCATCTGACCCTTACTTTAGTATATACCTAAGTAGTTCTGTAGCTGGTATAGCTGCAGGTGGAACTGATATGAATTCATTCTACGCAATTAACGTAAATAGAGCTAGATACAAAGAAAGATTAGACCCAGGTAATATATCAATAGATTTAAGTGGTTCAGTAGGATTTGTAACATTGATTGATGATAGTGGCGGAACTGATGAAAATGTAACAACCGCAGGTAGAGTTTATAACTTAGTTAGTGGTTCATTAAACATTGGAACAGCGGCAACTGCATCTATTCATAGTTACGCAGCTAAAAACGGACAAGGATATGGTTTATTCTATCCTGATATGGGAATTATTTTATTAAACCCATCAGCATTATCTGCTTCAATTGATACTAAATTAGCACCGGCATATAATTCTATTCAAAGTGTATATCACCAAAATAATGGTAACACATCTGGTTCGGTAGCATTATTAATGGCAATTAGTGGTGGAGCTGACTTCCAAGTAAGAAGAACTGAAAACGTTTCAACATCTCATTACTTTGTAAGAGCAAACAATAGAGAATTTAACTTCTCAAACAACCCAACATTTGTAACAGGCTCAACTGGTCAATTCGTAAACTCATCATTTGAAAGAGACCCTAAAGTGTATATCACTTCGGTAGGTTTATATGATGATGCAAATGAATTATTAGCAGTAGCTAAAACATCTCAACCAATTGCAAAATCATTCGATAAGGAGATAGCAATTAAAGTTAAATTAGATTTCTAATCAGAGAATATAACTAACATCTAACCCCCTTCAATGGGGGTTTTTTGTTAATTCGATATTTATATGTGATATGTTAAAAAGAATACCAAAATCGGATATTAGTATAAGACCATTTAAGGCTTATAAAGATTGGAGTTTTGATGATGTAGATGCAACATCAAATAAAATATCTTTATTAGAAGCTAACATCAGTTCTAGCGAATTATCGAATGGAATTCCAAAAAATTCATTATACGGACAACTTAGAGCACAATTTTATAATGGAAATGAAGATAATCCATTTTTAAGAACCGGAAATAAAACTAACACATATAATCAAAATCCGATTGCATCTGAAAGATTTTTAAGTAGTTCTGCAAAAGTAATATCAATTCCACAAATATATGTTGGTGAGGGTATTAAGAAAGGTTCTGTAACTATTGTAGATGATGATGCAACAATAAAAGATGATTCCAATGGTAATTTAATTTTATTAGGAAACGATATTATAAACTTTGATATATTCAATGTTCAAGGTGATTTTTATACTTTTGAATTGGGTGGAAACGAATATACTGTTAGAATAACTCACGTAAATATGGAAAGTGGTGAGTTACTTTGGTATTATGATAGTATTTTTTACGATGCCAGAATTATATCATTTGATATAAATACGGGTGATATGATTGTAGATAACGTTGATTTTGCATCAGCAACCGATACTGTTCAAAGAATTGGTAATGTATTCTATAACGCTGGTTTAATTGTTATGACTAGAAAGCCTGAAGAAAGGTTATTAAGTGGTTGGGATATATCTTATAAATCTACAAAAACAATTTATGAGCACGAGTATTTATTAATTGTTAATGAAGATGAATTTAATATATCACAAAACCCATCTGCGATTGTGGAAGTTGGTAGAGTAGATGAATACATAACGGGTTCAGATGGTAAAATATATAAAACAACTACAACACCTGGAGTTAAATATATTCGTAAATTATCTACATTGGAAAATGGTAATACATTAGATTACACATATGTTTCAAATTACAACAACGCAATATCGGGTGGATTTGAACATTATGATTTAAGTGGTTCAGTAGATTCAACAGGTTCATTCTTAGCACCATTTATTACAACAATCGGATTATACGATGATAATTGTGATTTAGTTGCAGTTGCGAAATTACCACAACCAATTAAATCAGAACCGGATATACCTGTAAACTTTATTATCCGTTTTGATACTTAACTTATATTTATATTAAACAATAGAAACTATGTCAAAGATTTTAGAATTATACAAAGCACAACAATCAGCACTTGGAGTTGATAAGATTTCATTTGAAGCTGGTGTTAACTCAAAAACACCATATACTACAAATGATTTGAAAAAAGTAGATGACCAAGTATTAACTGCTGCAAAGTTTAAAACTGGCAGAGGTGGAGAAATATCTGATAAGAAATATTCAGATTCAGTAAAAAAATAATTTAATGGCTAAAAAAGTTACAAAGAAATCTAGCAAATGGGTTGCTAGAAAGTATGGATACAAGTCCGGTCTTGAAGAAAACATTTCTACTCAAATTGAAAGTAAAGGAATTGTTGTACAATATGAATCTGAAAAGATTCCCTATATTATACCTGCTACTCAACATACTTACAATCCCGATTTTAGATTACCAAATGGTATCATAGTGGAAACTAAAGGTAGATTTGTTGCAGCAGACCGTAAAAAACATCAATTAGTAAAAGAGCAACATCCGGAATTAGATATCCGTTTCGTTTTTTCAAACTCAAAGAACAAAATCAGTAAAAATTCAAAGACCACCTATGGAATATGGTGCGAAAAGAATGGTTATAAGTACGCAGATAAAGAAATACCCGAAGAATGGTTTTTAGAACCATAAAAATTTGGTAATTTCAAATATTTGTAGTATATTTGGTTTGTGTTAAGTAGCAATGATAAAAATAAGGTAATTACTGCCCTTACTAATGTATTGGGTAATGGTCTTACTCTAAAGGGTAATGAATTAGCATTTTACTGTCCATTTTGTAATCATCATAAACCAAAACTACAAGTTAATACCGAAACCCAAAAATGGCA